TGCATCAGCTTCCTCACGATCACCAACCTCAAGAGCACCGCTGGTATTGACTAAACCAATGTAGCCATTTTCAGCGTTATTCTTGACAGTAACCACGGGGAAAGCTGGCACGTTGCCATCATTGATTAGGTTAAAAACAATCTTGTCAGCTGATACCGTGCCATTATCAAAAACACGGTAAGTAGTGCTATGGGCTACTCCGTCAGGTATTAGTAGCTCAAATTCTCCCTTTTGGAACCATCTTGTCACATTATCCATATCCACAGAACCTGTAACAAGTCCCATGTAATACTTATCAGGTTCATCAGAGATAACAATCCTGACAGCCTCAGGGGTATTGAATACCCCTGCCAAAGTGTGTTTAGCTTGTTCAAGTGTCATGCCATCTCTTTCTTGCATGGCAAACTTGACCTTGATAAACTTAGCCCCTGTTCTTACTTCCTGCAAGTTCACTCCAAAGAGTGGAGCGTCATTGGTTTCAATGCTACGCTCATTGCCAACAGGGCGGATAATTTCAATAATTCGGATAACCTCAGAGAGGTCAAATCCGTTAATAGTGATAGTGTCATTATTCATCAGACAATCCCCCTCATCATGTTATCAATCTTAATTTTGTCATTTTGGTAGTTCGTCATTGGTTGTCCAATCTTAGCAACAAGAGTACCATCATCAAGCACCATGTTCACAGGACGCTTGACAGCTTGCTCAGCAACTTCAAGAGCTCTGGTGAGTGCTTGGTCTGCTTGGTCTCTGATAATCTCAATTTGGCTCATTTCTGCACGCTCTGTGATGGATTTTAGCTTGAATTGACTAGACAGAGAACTATTGCCTAAGCCAAGCAACTCCTCAGCACCAAACTTAAAGGCTGACATCTCTTTTTGGACATAGGCAAGGCTGTCAGTCACATCAGAGGTATTTTTTTCAATACCTACAGCGATACCTTGGGCAATGTATCGACCAACATTATCCCTAAACAGGCGTGATGGTGAATGGATTTTAGCTTTAGCCTGTGCTGCTCTCTCAGCTTGTGCTACTAAAGCATTAGCTGCAGCCGTTACAGCTCCCAAAGCTGAATACATACCTTGAGCCAAACCTTGCCCAATCATAGCACCAACTCCACGCATAGCTCCAGCTCCAGCCATTGCTGTTGAGCGGATTGCGTTTACCATGGCAGCCATTGCAGCCGTAGCTGATCCAATGCCAGAACGGATACCATTTGTCACACCATTTGAAACGCCACGCCCTGCCTGCTGTCCTGCTTGTGTCATCTGACTAGCTGACTGCCTTACAACAGACACCATCTGTTGCATACTTGAACGCATGGTAGATACTGCCTGTGTCATTGCAGAGCGTACAGCAGAATTTAGCTGGGTCATTGCTGATGTTGCAGCACTTGAAATGCTGGCAAAACCTGAGGCAACCATAGGAGCTGATGTAGCTAGTTGCATGATTGATGTCCGTGCCATCATTGCTGATGTAGTAATAGCTGTAAATCTAGCTGGTACTGTTCCAAGTATGCCACCAAGGGCGCCGATAACAGCAGATACTGCTGAAAAACCTGCTGACATTGCAGCAGATCCAGCTTGTGCCATCATCATTGAGGCTGACAAGGCTGTAATTCTGCTTTGTAGTTCTGTAATGCTAGCCGTTGAACCAGCAAGACCTACAAAAGAGGTCATGACAGCACTAGCAAAAGTCTTCATAGCATAGCCTGCTGTGGTCATCACTCCTGGCAATGAGCCTACACTTGAGTTAAGGGTACTGAATACACTAGGGAGCGTCTGCATGACTACGCTAGCAGTCTGAGCTGATATAGCAATAAGTTTTAAGCCAGTTCCTGCCTGTTGCAAACCTGGACCAGCTGAGGCAATACCTGAGCCAGCAATAGCTGTCAAACCAGTAGCAACTGCCGCCAAGGTTCCGACTAGGTCCCCTAGTTTTAGATCAACTAACATCTTGATACCTTGAGCCATGAGCTTGACACCCATACCTGCATTCTTGGCAGCATTACCCATACTCTCAAAGATACCAGCTACCCCATCAAGTACGTTTCGAATAGCAGAACCGAATGACTCAACTACACTTCCTGCACTCTCTAAGATTGAGCTGATTTGCTCACCAAGTGTCTTGAAAAGGTTTGTTATGCTGTCTATAATCGGACTAATTTGACTAATCAGATTGTTAAAAGCATCTACTATCGACTGCAATACTGGAGCCAACGCCACAACCATTTGCGTTATAGTTGGAATGAACGGGGCTAATGCCTGGATGATTTGGACTATAGCTTGAGATACCACTGTCACGACCTGCACGAAGGCATTAGAAATGATTGCCACGATAGGGGTCACAGCTATTGCGATTTGAGCAATTCCCGAACTTATAGCAGTAATGACTTGACTCAGTGCTGTGCCTAGTGCTGTGATGACTGGAGCAAGGCTACTGAATGAGCTGACGATCATACTGATTGCCGCTCCTGCTGCTATAATCACAGGAGATAGCATAGCAAAAGCTGAGGCAATGGTAGGTAGCACAGGGGCTACAATAACCAAAGCCTGAGCCAAGCCTTGTAGTGCTAGATTGAGAATAGTTCCTATAGCAGTGCCAACGCTGACAATAACGCTCCCCACACCTTGTAGGATTGTAGCTATCCCTTGTCCCTGCATACCCATTAAAGCAAAGGCTGCACCAAGTGCCAAGATAGGTACTGCCAAGGCTGCGATAGTGGCAGGATTGACCATAGCCAAGCCTTGACCAATACCACGAAAAGCGGCACCTATGCCCTGCCCAATACCTCTAGCAGCAGTTGCTACACTTTGACCAAGGCTACGGATAATTGAGGCCACGCTTGCACTAGCTGACCTAACAACTGATGTAGCACCACTCACACCGCTTGTGGCATTTTGCTTGAATAGGTTGAATGGGTTAAAGGATTTCAGGAAATTAAAAGCCTTGAAACCAGCAACCAAACCAACCAAACCACCAACGATAGCCTGAATAGCTCCAGCAGGTAGCGAGCTGATAAACTTAGCCGCTACAGTTGCAGCCTGAGAAAGCCACTTGACCACATTACCAAGTACACTAGCTAAAGTGTTTAAAACGTTTGAGGCAGTCAAGCTATCCCAAACATGCCCTAAAGCGCCAGCGATACTCTGAATAGCTCCAACGAAAGCAGTAACTGCTCCCGTATTTGAAAAAGCTGTCCAAAAAGTCTGAACCTTAGAAACCACGTTGGATATAGTGCTACTAACCTTTGAGATAATTCCCTCAATGTTGATACCATCAAGGAACTTGCCTAGACCGTCAGCCATACCGCTAAAGTCAATACTTTCCATAGCATCTGATAGAGCGTTGATCGCTTTGATACCGAACTTATTTAGTTGTTCAAAAACTGGCATAAGTTTATTAGATAAACTTTCCTTAGCTCCGTCTATTGCTTGGTCCCAAGTCTTAAACTCCGTAGCCATCTTTTGGAATGCGTCAGAGTTCCCTGCTTTGTTCATAGCGTCAAAGAATTCCTCTGTTGAGATTTGTCCATCTTGAACGGCTGCGACCAGTTCAGCGGTACTCATACCCATTTCTTTAGCAACCGCCGCCATACCTGCTGGGGCTTGTTCCATCATGATCTTGAAATCCATCCAAGCAACTTTAGGTTTGCTTGCCATCTGCGTTGCTTGAGTGGATAATGACTTCATAGCCTGTGCAGGGTTTTCTGCTGACGCTGCAAGTCCACCAAAAGCCTTAACTAAACTACCGACATTCTTAGTTCCTACTGCGTCTAATTGAGAGTAAGTGCTAGCCATATCAGATGCTGAGTAAATAGTTTTAGTGGCAAAGTCTTGCATTTCAGTCTTGGCTGCTTTGATAACCTCAGGAGAGCGCCCGAACGCTTGTAGGTTTCCCTCGAAAGTTTTCCATGCTTTCTGTGAGCTGGTAAGCTCTGACGCCATGTCACGGATGCCGCCAGTAACGACACCAATACCAGTAGTGAGAGCAGAACTAATCAGGTTAGCCCCTAAAACCGACTTGAAAACAGACCCAACTTTTGAGCCTGTGCTTTCTAGTCCACCTAACAAGGTTTTTAATTTACTAACTCCTGACTGAGCACTGGAGCCGTCTAGATCGACCTTGATAGTAACTGAACCATCTGCCATAGTTTTTTCTCCTTTCCTGATTAGTAGTCAAAATCTTTTGGTAGTGCATACTCTTTTTTAAGTCGCTTCATGCCCTCTTTATACTTCTTGCTATCGCCTTTTTGTGGCTTATAAGAGCGTATTTTGAGCACCTCGGCAAACTTAGTATCACTAGGTAGCCCATTTAGTAGAGCGTTAAATTTCTTCCAATGCAAGCTGTTCTGAGCGTCAATCAAATCAATACCGTATGCCTGCATAAATGATGAGTAAATATACTCAGCGTCATACTTCAAGCTAAAGAGTCGCTCACCGTCTTCTGATTGGCTCTTGGAGCGTATCTTACTCTTGATTGGATTGCCTGCCAGGTCAAGCACTGGGGCGGTTTCTTTAGCTGGAATAATTCTGATGTGTTCTTCAAAAATTAGCTTAAAGATAGCCGTTGCCTGTTCAGGGGCTAAAGCCTCTGTAAAGTCAACACCAGTAAACATCTGAATAGCTAGATAAGGCTTGTAGATGTCATCAAACTCATCATCATTGATCAGCTCCATAACTTTCAAAACCTTGTTAAAAGCTATATTCAATTGATACACATCATCACCAAGGACTAACTCATCTGTCAATTTCCTTGATAAATCCAGCATATCAGTCACCTAGATATTTTTTGAGAGCGTCACCATTGTTGCGTTTCTCCCATTCGCTTACAACTCCTGAGATTGTTTCCAGCAAATAGACCATAGTATCAACTGTAGACTCGTCAGAGTAAGCATAAACCTTGTTGTATGCCTCTTCATCAAATAGGTCAACCCATGACTCTTTTACCATAGTTTGCAAAGCGTCAAAGGCTTTCTCACCTTCGGTATCCGCCACATTCTGACCTTCATTTTTTAACTTTTTACCAACGGTCTCCATATTTCGGATGTTTTTGTCGTTTGCTAAAAATTCAAGGGTAAAATCGCCGAATTCCACAGGAATGACATTACTGCGCTTTTTAATTACTACCATTTTGTTTTTCTCCTACTAATCAAAAATAAAAAGGGGAGTTTTGACACTCCCCTAAGCTGTTTTATCCACCGACTACAGCAGATTGTTTAGGCACTTTATTCCATCCAATTGTACAAGCGAACGACTCATACTCAGAAGCCTCACCGCCACCAATTTTAATATCAGAGACTGTAGCAGGTGCCACGTATTGAGTTTTGCCGTCTGGATCTACTACTTTCAACCATACTTTTCGCTGGTCTCCGGTTAAAAAGCGCATATCAGCAATGATTTTCTGTGCTGCATCCTCTTTGATGTAGTCACCCTCGAAGCTATAACCATACTTAACAGATGTGACAGTTGTTTCAGGGGTCCCGTCACCGCTGTAGTATGCTTGATCATCAGTTTCTTCATCATTTTCAACCTCTGCGGTTGTGACCCCATCTGCAAGCCACTTCCAATCATCAGCGCTTGGTTCAACTCCATCTGATGTCCATAGCGCTACGTAGTGTTTACGTAAAGCGTTTTTCATTTTTGGCATTTAATTTCCTCCATTTGTTTCTAGACGTGCTGTAATATCCAGCATGTAAACATAAAAGCCCTGGTCATCACGGTCATTTAAGAATGGCTGTGAGACTTCAAGGCCTCTGAATTGATATGAATTATTCTTGCTAGGTAGCTCAAGGTTAAAATCAGCAAGAGCACTATTGACAGCCCACAGAATAGAGCTTGTCTTTTGGTGGTCAGTTGTTTTGATTGCCACCTCAAAAACAAGGCTAATATCTTGCTTGCCGTTCATATACTCTTTTTCAACCTTGCCACCAGGTAAAGGGTAAAGAACTAAACTCTCCGTCTCTGACAAGTAATCAAGTCTACAAGTCAAAGGGAGGCCTAGTGTGTTGATGAAATCTCTTAGGACTTCTGAAAAATCATTGTTATTCATGCTTTAACTCCCATTGCTCTCAGTCCAACCTCGCCCCAATCCTTGACATGTAATGCTGAGGCTTTCAAATCCCAACGCTTACCTGTTCCAGGAGTGGTGTAACGGCTAAAAGTAAAGCTCCTACGCTTGTTGTAGCTAGATCCGTAAAATTGGGCTCTTGCATAAGGTCCAGGGTATCTTACCCCATCTCTTGTAGCTTGGCCGCTACCACTTAATTCTCCACTTTTTCGTGGGATGAATGGTTGCATGTCAATCATCATCTGATTAGCAATAGCTAGCTTACCTTTGGCCAAGGCTGATGATGATACCTTTTTCTCAATGCCTTTTAGGTCAACTTTTACAGGTACACTTGTTCCCATCAGATACACTCCACTTCATAACAAAAGATTTTATTATTATGTGGATAGCTGACAGGAACTACAGTAGTAACCCTGTACTCTGTCTCTCCGTCTTTGACTATGGCATTTTCAAAGGTTTTATCTAGAACTACTGGGCAATATTGAGGATACACAAACAAAAGGCTAGGTTTAGCCTCTTTGCGGTTGTTCTTGGTGCCTTGCACTTGATACTGCCTATCAAACCTAACAGGACTAAGCGTGACTGGGCTCTCTAACATTACTTTTCCCCATGCGTCTTTTTCCTCTGTGGTCTTTTGGATAGTCACAGCATCAACCAACAAGCGCTTATCAATATCTGTCATAACCTACCCCCCTGTAGCCAAATCCTGCTCCTTTCAGAGCGTTCAGAGCGTCAAGTGATAAATTATACCTAGCACTTTCCAAAGAGGTCTGAGAGGTGTCTCTGTAGCTGACAGAGGTACGACCAAGCGACACGCTAGCTACTGATTGCTTGTCATCAGCAGTCATGATACCGCTAGCGTCCAAATAAGCCACTTGGAAAGCTGTTGCCATTTTGACAGCCTGCTTTCTGTGCTCAATTTCTTTCTCAAAGTCCACAAAGTCATAGAAACCATTAAGAAAGAGATTGACAGACACCTCAGCTCTCTTTAGTAGTTTTTCAAAGTCATTGACTTCATCAAAACCAAAATCCTTAAATTCATCTTTGGTTAAATAAGCGATAGCAACCACCTCCAATTAAAAAAGGCGGTGTTACTTCTCCGCCTTTGCTGCTTTTTATTCTTCGACACGTTCAAAGAATGGACTGAGTTCAGAATGGGTAAGTTTCCCTTTAGCGTTTAGCTCCTCAGCTGTCTTTACTTCCATGTCATATACACCATTTTCATCAAAATGCTTTTCTTTGCCATCAATAACAAAGACCACGTTTGATGTTGCTTTGAATTTTTCCATTTTCCGTTATTCCTCCACTTCATAGCCTTGGTTCTCAAAGGCTGAAATCATGATAGGGTCAGACAGGGTAAATGATACCCCATCTTTAGTTAAAGTGACTGACTTTTTGATAGAAACTGTTTCCACCACTTCCTCTGTGGTTTCCTCAGCTACTTCTTGTGTTTCCACCACTTCCTCTGTGGTTTCCTCAGCTTTCTCTCTAGCCATTACTTACCTCCTTACGCTGATTTGTGAACGTAGATAGCTTTTTTCTTGTTGTCAAGGACAAAAGCGTCATAACGGATACGACCCTCAACGAGTTTACCGTTAATTCCTGGTGGGTTGTCGTGGATTTTGTAGTCTTCCAACTTGACAGGAGATGTAGTAGCCACTGGGTGAGCAATTACGAACTCTACATTTTGTGGTAAACGTGATGTTGGTGTAAGGACAACTGGCAAGCCGTCAATCATACCTACTTGACCTTTGATTGTGATTTCTTGGCCAAGGTCAGAGTTTTTCACAAAGGTTGGGTCAAGTTTGATAAGTTTGTAGAACTTAGGAGATACATGCAAGACACGGCCTGCTGTTGGGATGAGTGCGTCTGTAAGAGCTACCTGACCATCTAGGACTGCATCATAAGCGTCATCTTTGGTGATTGCTGCTGTCTTGATGTGTTCAGGGGCTGCACCAGCTACGATAGTTGCAAAGCGGTAGGTATCAACTTCTGGGATAACAACCTCTGACAGTTGACGAGCAAGAGCCTTACCTGCCTCCATGACACCATTAGTATCTTGTTCAGATTTCTTGTCAATGGTGAAAGTGAAAGAACGGTCTTTCTTGAGTACCATAGTTTGAACGGTGTTGCCAAGTTCCTCAGCTGTACCATAGCGGTTCTGTCCTGTAGTCTTGTAGTCGTTCATTCCTGATGTTGGAACTGAGTAGACCTTGACTGTGTCAACGCCTGTGAAATCAAAATCTTGGTTGATAATGCCAGTTGAGAGGGCCTCTTTAGCAAAGCGTTCATCAACTTTGTTATCAAATTTAGCTGCGTAGTTTACTACCATGTAATATTACCTCTTTTCTTTTTTGGGTTTACACGCTTTCAAAGCCTGCAAACAGTGCTTTATCTTCTGCTGAAAGACCATCATCACCACTACCAGCGGCTGGATTACCTCCAACAGAAATCTTAGGGTTAGGCTGTGGATCTCCACTCTGGAATAGATAAGGGCTTGACTCTTTGAGGTTGTTGATTGTGTCCTCTAAGATAGGCTTTCCATCTTCCCCTAGCTCAATCTTGTCTAGGTCAATGAACTTCATCAAGTCCTCTGATTTGTAAGCTCCCACATCTTTCAAAGCAAGGGCTACAGCGTTTGTTTTAGTGACCTGAGCAAGTTTAGTCTCACTATCAGTCTTGTACTGGTCAAATTGAGCCTGTAAGTCTGCCAGCTGTTGCTTGCTTTCCTCACTAGCTCCATCTTTAGCCTGTAAGTCCTTGATAGCTTGGTTCTGTTGCTCAAGCTGTTGTTTTAAGCTGTCGTTTTCTGCCTGTACCTCAGACTTAGCCTGTGCTTTCGCATTTTCAATACCTGCACCGTACGCTTGCATGATATTATCTAGCACTCTGTTATCTGTGATACCTGCGTCAACCAACATCTCACGTTTAAGACTCATGTCTTAACTCCTTTGTTTTACGTCACGATGGACTGAGATACAGACACTTTTACGCCATATCCAGGGCAAAATAAAAACCGTTTGGAAATCCAGACGGTTTAAGTATTTTTGAGTAGTTTCAAGTAGTATTTCCTACCAGTCGAGAAGATTGACCGCCTCCTTAAAATCTTAGTGTGACATCGATTTTTTTACAGCTAAAACACCAGACATTGCCAAATAATTCAAGTTGTAACCAACTTTCGGCATAGTAGCGGTCGCCTTCTTTGTATTTTGTAATGTAGTGACGTAACATTCATATCTCATTTCTTTTCTGCAACGAAAAATCACTTAGATTGCTCCCTATTCCAAAAGGCCAGCCGATGCAGACCAACCTGCAATATTATCAAAGTAGAACGCACCACTTTTTTCTTGGTTTGTACTCTTGCCAAAATAATCAAATGCAACATACTCATCTGTCAAATCTATATTGCTCACGCCATAAAACAATAGCGTTTCACCATTTTTCAAAAAGATAATAACTTGTTTTTCCATTTTTAACTCCTTTTATTTACGACTAAACCAAGACTTTTTAGAGGCCTTATCAGCTACCTTTTTCTCAAGATAATCAAATCTTTAGTTAGTAGCCTGAGCATTGTTAATTTCTGTCTTAATTATACCACTTTTGACAACTGAATTGAACTTCTCACGCATTTCTTTTTGTTCTGCCCTGTGCTTTTCAAGTTTCTCAAGTTCTTTTCTGACCTTGATTTCTTTCTTAGCCTTGGTATAAGGGTCATCATAGTATTTCTCCCTAGCATAATCACGGTGTAGGAATGGGTGATGTCTGAGATAGTCTCTCATGGCTCCCTGTTGTATCCTTACCTTGTTCTTATACTTGTCTATCAGTTCTTGGTCTCCAAGTTTCTCTGCAACATGTAGCAATTCCTTGGATTGTCTGATAGATCGCTCTAGGGCTCTCTGTTTGGCTTGTACGTTGGCATTTTCGATAGCCTGTTCAGGTGTTAAGTTCTTGACATCTTCGCCAAGCTCAGGCTTGTAGTTGGCACCAACCACAAAGGGCGTGATTTCATGGGTACAGTTGATACCCAAACAACCGCCAGCCGTGCCGTAGCCATAATCTGACAAAGCAAGGATACGCTCTCCCTTTTCAGTCCTAGCAACTCCAGTAGTGACTATCTGATGTTGTAAAGGGGCGCACATTTCCCTTGCTGTAGATTTTTTGGAGTAATAGTAGGTATCTATCCCCAGCTCCTCAGCTGGAGCCATTCTGACCTCACGATAGACACGCCAAGCTGTTGACTTGATAACCTGTCTAGCATAGGTATCAGCTTTCCAATGTTTCCCTTGACTATCGGTAAAGCCATAAAAGCCCTTTTTAGCCCATTTCATGACAGTATCTGAAATAGCCTTGTCTGATGTTGCAAGACCTGTGACGACCTTTGCTGTAGCCTCCTCGATAATGGACTGATAAGCTCCTATAACGCTCTTTGGTAGTGTGGTATTGATAAGGTTGTTAATATCTCCCATGGTCTGATTGACATAAGCTGCAAGGTTTGTCTGTATGAGGCTGTTAGCCACAAAATCACCACCAGTAGCCTCTAAAAGCTGTTGTTTGGTGTTCTTGTAGATTTGATATCCCTCATTTTGGATGACATACCTTAACTGCTCCTCGGCAATTCCAGAACGGTCTGAAATGAGCTTGAGGTTATCCTCGTTGAGTAGTCCCATCTCATTCATCTTTTCTAATTGCCATATATAGGGATTGTCATCAAGACTGGCAGAACCACGCTCTTTGATACGGTCTATAACTTGGTCAAATAGATCCAGAGTAAGCTGATGATAGATGTCTGCAACCTGACTAGCGTCAAGCATTAGCTGCTCATCATTGAGCTTGATTGGTTTCTTCTTGTCATCAGCCATCTAATCACTCTCCATACACTCCCACATCATCAGGGCTACGCTCACTACTTGCTTTATCAATGGCATTGCCACTAATTTCAGCCTTTATTTCCTTAGCTTTCTCAGGGGTCACATTGAGCACTTTCTCAATAGCCATGACATCAGTACCAAAGCCAGCGTTAACTACCTTGATCCAGTAGTCAAGCTCAGCGTTACGGTCAGTAAAGACACCATCATCAAGGTTAATGCTGATAGCGTCCATGTCTGGGATATTGCCCTTGTAGAGCTGATAGGCTTTCCCAAGCTCTAACATGGAGATAATCAACTCTTTTAGGGATTGCTCAACTAGACTGACAATACTGTTGCGCATTTGGTAAGTGCCAGAGTTCTCTGAGACAATCTCAGTAGCTGTCTTCATGCTCTTACCGTCAAAGGTAAACATACCAGCAGATACACCGATTTGCATTTCAAAGAGAGCTAGACCCTCATTGATAGCCTTGATATAGTCATCGGAGCGGATAGGAGTTGTAAGGTCTGTGATACCTATACCTTTGTCCATGTCGCCACTGTCAAACTGCTCATAGATATTCAAACCTGCTTCAAACTCACGCTTAACCGTGACCTTGTCTCCGTCCTGATTGTATTCAGTCTTAATCATCTGAGTAGGAACTGCAACCCTACGCTGACCCATTTTGACCTCCCACATAAACTCATCAAATGTTGCATTGAGAAAGTCGATGGTTGACTTGGCATTGTCGAAGATAGACAGACCTAAAGGACTGTTAATATCTTTGTTATTCATGCCTGGGGTCTTCAAATAGGTAAACAAAGGACGACTAAGACCGTTCAAGTCTACCACTTCTTCCAACTCCTCATAGAGTTCAGCCAATGGCACTCTAGCACCTACAATGTTCTGATTATCAGACTTGTATAGCTCGTTGGTTACCGTGTACTTGTCATCTTTGCCCCACTCGTGAAACTCAATCAGTGTGTAATATTTCTGTTTGTTACCCTCTGTTTTGATTGTCTTAGTGATAATAGCAGCACTAGACACATCCTGTGTGTTAGATTGGAGTGGTAAAAAGACAGGCGCTTGGATAAACGCCACCCTGACCTTATCCTTGTCAACATAAGGCCTCATAGCAAGTCCACCAAGAGCTAGGCAGCTCTCTAGGTAACGTTCAAAGTTCTTGATAAAGCGGTCATTCTGTAGCTGGTCCTGAATAAATTCATTAGCTCTTTCATCATCTACCTTAATTTCAGCCTGTTCATTGAATACAAGGCTTGCAATCTTCTTAGATGCTGTTCTGCCAATCGGTAAATGGTTAAAATCTCGCTTTTGCTTAGTTCCGTTACTGTCCTTATACTCAATCTGTGGATAACGCCCTGCAAAATACTTGAGATTTTCCCTGATACGGTCATACTCTGCACTAGACACCGCTATTTTAGGGTGGTCTGTGATATTAGTTAAGTTTTGTGTGGTCATCACATACTTACTCCTTGTAAAGAAATTCTTGATAGTTTGTACCATTCCCATTGTTAGCTCCTTTATGCTTTTAATTCTAATTCTCTTGCGTTATCTAAAACAAAATATTTCATAGAGTCACAACAATGGTCATCTTCTTTGATGACCTTTGGATCATCAGAATTGATTGTTTTATCGTCATAGCGGTACATCTTGTGCTCCTCGACAAATACCTTGTTAGCAGGGATGTCAAGGTAGTAAAAGCGTCCTTCTGCTAGTAAGCTGATAACCATGTCAATCATGGTCTGGTTTTTCTTCTTGGCCACTGGGTGCCAGCGTTCGCCATAGTCCTTAAAGTATTGATTTCTCAAAGCTCCTTCCGCACTATCAATAGTCATCTTGAGCTTTGGCACCCTGTACTGTTTCATGACCTTGTCTATAAAGTCATGTATCATAACAGATAGCTCGCTAGGTGCTTTTTTAATCGTCTTGCCGGCTGGTGAATAGTAGAACGTATCAAGTAAGATAACATTACCCTTAGCAGTCAATCCATACGCCCCACAGGCTGTAGCTGACTGCTGATGTCCAGTATCCAAGGCAAATGATATACCTATCAGCCTATCGTCCTCAGGTAAGCTCTGTAGCGGCTTAAAATAGTTCATGTTATAAACATGATTACCAAGTCCTATAACTTCTCCTAAGTACATCCAGCGGTAATAGTCGGGGTCAGTTTCCTTGTACCTTTCTATCTTTTCTTTAATCTGCCTAGACAAAAAGCCTAGCCTGTCATCAAGATAGGTACTGTGATGTATCAGATAAGTAGGGTCACTTGCTTTCTCAGCTACCCACTCATTTATCCAGTCATAGGGGTTCCTAGGCGGATTGTATGTAAAATAAACCTTGACCTGTTTGCCATTAGGTAGTTCTTGACGTATAAAGGTATCCTCAACAATATCAATGTCCTCACGTCCTGCAAATTCTGCCAGTTCCTCAAACCAAACAGACATAACATAGCCCTTGGCTATCTTCTGTGATTTGAGTTTCATTGGATCATCTACGCCATAAAAGTAAAAGGCTGTACCTGTTTTCTTGTGAGTGATTTGTAGAGGAGACTTACCAAACTTGAATTGATTGGCCAAGCCCATCTCATAAATCGCCCACCGTATCTGTTCATAGACAGACATTCTCAGATACTTACCGACTTTCCGTAGGACTACCACATTACCTAAAGGGTCACTGATAAAGTCATTGACTAGGTCAATAGACACCACAGAGGACTTAGTAGAGGCACGGCCACCCTTTAACACAATATGGCTCTTAGGTGTAAAGAGCACCTCATCAAATACTGGGTTAATCAACTTTGCTAGGTTCAGTATCGCCATTGTACTCACTCCTATCAAATGTAAATCCAGTAATGACCGTATCATCTTCATCATCTGAGCCTAGCTGAGCCTTGAGGTTATCAATTCTTAGGCGTTGCTCCTCTGTGACAAGTGATGAGCGTGTTAACTCATCATAGGTCTTAATCATGCTTTTAAGCTCTGACTGTGCCCTCGCTATTGCAGCTAAGGATCTACCTTGCTTATCCCATGCCGTGTGATGTTCGTAGCCTACACCAGCCTTACCCTCGCTTGTGATAAAGGTATTGCTATCCTCGACATTTTGGACAAATAAAATACGCTGAGCATGCAGTAGATTAGCATAGGTCAGCGTGATATTTTCCCAAAGAATATCAATGGGTTGCTTATCCGAAAGCTCCTGGGCTATCTCATAGACCTCCGGGGGCAGGTACTTAGCAAATAGACCATGCTTGATTGCTTTGCTATTGCCAACAGGGCCACCTCTTGAATTAGTGTTCCCGATTTGAGCGCCCCTTTTGCGAACGTTCGCTTTGGCTTTATCCGAACGCTCGGTATTGTCGCCCCATTTATAGGTTGATTTCCACCGGCGAATGGTCCCAGGAGGAATGTCAAGTTTTTCAGCAATATCAACCAGCTTCATGCCTTCTTGATATAACTGTTCAGCTTCAATAGATTTCTCATTTCGTTGTTTTGGCATGTCCTCCTCCCTTTATTCGTCGGTTTTGCAAACTAAAAAGCCACTCAATGAGTGACTACACTACCATGAACAGTTTTTCGGTTCTATTACCAGCTGCACCACCTTGCATAGTGCTTCTAGCAGTTTTAAATTCATACACACATTCAAATCTGTCATCTGATATTTCATAACTAGATACCAATACAATGTTTTTCTTACTCATTTCAAACGCCCAATCGTAAAATTTTTGACTGTCAAAACTACCAGCATAACCGATATGCCCTGTATTCTCGTATGGTGGGTCAAGATAGAAAATAGCATCTTCAATATCATAAAATGCTTCATAACTTAAATTTGTAGGTTGTAATCGTTCTAACTGTTGTAATCGTTCTAACTGTTGTAATCGTGTTTTAGCATTTTTATATGTATCAGTTTTTTTATAGCCACTAAAAACATCATGCTTGTCGATAATCTCGATTGCTAGATTATACTTCATGTCAGACCATTCTTTGCTATATAGATAACCGTTTTTGTTGTTTCCAAAACTATTTACAAGCAATTTAATATTGTCATCGACTGTCTTGTCCGCTTTATTTTTTATTTTGTAAAATTCTTCACGGCTGATAATTAGCGTTTTAATCCACTCTCTATCTTGACTGATAACTCTTTGGAACATATCAGTAATATCTTTGTCTAAGTCATTGTAATGCACTTCTAAGCCATTCAGCATACACTCAGCAGTAATTGCTCCGCCTCCGCCAAAAATATCATATATCGGTTTATCAGTGCCAAAGTTTTGTTTTATAATCTCGACTATCTTCTTGCTAATCTTTTTCTTACTGCCCTGATAAGGAAGTCCAATCGGCTTCCCTTTTCGTATCTTCTTTTCGTCTAATTTAAGCATTCTGTCTCCATAGCAAAAAGACCACACATTCCTGCGGTCTCTCTGAGTGAAATATTCAGCCCCTCACATGATACTAGCAAACATGGTCACTGGGTCCTCTTTATATTATTTATTATTGCTAGTTTTTAAACCACAAGCAGAGGATTCGAACCTCCATCTCTGGGTTATCAGCCCAGCGCTTTGCACATACGCACATCGTTGATACGTCTATCAATTACTTACGTTTTAAGCTAACTTGTCTAAAAGGAACAGCCAGTCTTTTTACTGTATGAGCTGACGTTCCAAAACAGATACTGAGTTCGATTCATAAGGAGGATGGAAGTCAATTAAAATGACTGGAAAATAAAAACATCTATCTCTTCTCAGCATCTGCATGATACCAATTTACCACTTAAAACGTGACACTTCCACACTTTTTTGTGTCAACTTTATAAATCTCCTCGAAAATCTGCGAATATAGTAAGTATCCTTTCTCTTTTGCGGTAAATGCTTTTACGTGAAACGTGAAGTGCATCTGCAATTTCTTCCCACGTCTTTGCCGAACTAATAGACCACCGTAGATAAAAAACTGTTTTCAGCTCATCATCTAAAGCCTCTAGCGTGGCTTCTATGGCTTTACTAAACTGTTCCAGCCCATTTATCCTTATGTCACTTGACCAACGTGCCACGAGTCTTTCTGTTGGCTTAGAAACGATGTTCGCTTTCCCTCCGCCAATATTACAATCGTTCGATACCTCCGTCTGTATTTCCAACTTACGAATGGCGATTTTTTTATCAATCTGTTGGTAATCAAAAAGTTTTGAATCCAAAGCACGTAATTCTACATCTGACAGTTTGTTCACACGCCTGCTCCTTTATGGTATAATAGTATTGCAATATAATACCAGTCGGGGCAGAGAGTGCCTTGGCTTTTTTACCTCCATCTCACAACATGCTTATCCATATGATACGGCTCATCTAAATCAACCTGCCACTTAGGTCTGCCACCCTGATTCGGTGGCTTGACAGGTCTCTTGATAGGCACACGGCTTTCTGCTAGGAGTGTTCTTATCTTTTCTTCTGACTTTTCAACAATTGGCTTAGCGCCTGATTCCAAACATCTCACATGCCTGAGTGAATAACCTAGCTTCTTGGCCAGCGACTCGATGCTCAGACCTAGTTTTAATCTTATTTCCTTAAATTCTTGCGGTGTCATAGTTTATCCTCCAAAAGTTCCGGGTTAGCATGGATATTTCCAATGACTTCGACAGTATTTCCATTTCTGGCATATCTAAATAAATCACTGTTACAAAACTTTCTCCCAACTGCCCATGAGGCTCTCCAATCTGACCAAAAAACTTTTGATATTCTAACTTTTTTACCTTTTTCGGTTGCGTTTTGGTCGCTCAGCATATCCCATGTGTATCTAACAATATCCCCCTCGAAAATCTCCACACCGTTTTTGTCATAAAGCCCTGTGGATTGCATCAATGTGTA